TTAGGCGTTTTGCTTACCAAAGTTGACAAGCTGACTGTCTTTTGACTGTCTGTAATAACTATTCATTTCATCTGCTTTAACTTTATTTTTATCAAAATGGGTATAAACATCAAGTGTAGTTTTAATATTCTTATGTCCCAACATATATTGAGCTCTCTTAATATCTATACCTGCATCATACAAATCGGATGCAAATGTGTGTCTGAATAAATGAGGTGTAATGCCATCCGGAATAGTTTTGTTCTCGTTTGCAATAGTTAATCGTTTGATTATATCTTCCCAAATATAATTAAACGATTGATTACTTATAGGCTTGCCTTTGCCATTTGGGAATAATAAACCGATTCTATTATCACAATATTCTTTGATTATAGGATATAAAGGTTCTAATATTGGTATAGTCCTTTGACTATCTGTTTTAGTTGACTGTTTAATATAAGGCTTGCCGCTATTATCAATAACAGTTTTACATACTGATATCTTTTTATTTGATAAGTCTATATCTTGCCTTGTGAGTGCCAAAACTTCGCCTTTTCTCATGCCGGTATAACGTAAAATATTTAAGAAACAATATTGCATATCTGTAAAATCGGCTATATCAAATAGTGACTTTTCATGTTCCGTCATTGCTCTTTTTTTACTTTCACCGGTCTTTAATAGTTTAACGAACTGAGCAGGGGATTTATAGATCATATCTTTTTCGCATGCATATTTAAAAATTTCTTTAACTCTTATCAAGAATAAATTTATAGTTACATTGCTAACATTTTCACTTAATTCATTGATTATGTTTTCAATATGAAACAATTTTACATCTTTTACTTTCATTTTTCCAATATAAGACGATAGTTTTCTTGTTTGGGTAGATATTTGCTGCATAGAACTTTTTGAAACTGATGTCTTTTTAGATTTTAACCAAATATCAATAAGAGTATCTACAGTAATATTATCCGTTGCGGTAGATAACCCTTTTTCTAATAAGTTTCTGAATTCTCTTTCGTTTTGGTCTAGCTCCTTTATGGTTTTCCCATAAATGGTTTTCTTTATTGGTTTACCAGTACTGTTATCTTTCCCGATGGTTATTTGTCTGGCATATCTGCCGTCCGCTCTCTTTTTTGGCATATTATCATCCTTTTTATTTTTTGTAAGTTGGGTTAATTGATAGATCAGTAATGTAATCTTTTACTTTTGAAATCCCGGTCTCGTTTAGCACATTTAATAAATCGAATATTCCTTGTAATTCATTATTATCTATGGGTTCATTCAGTATTTCGTCTGTCCATCCCATCAAGTAACCTGGTGTTGTTAATAACGCATTAGCTAATTTAGATATATTATCTGACGGAATATTAGTTATGATATTATTCTCATATTTGTAAATTGTTTGCTTGGAAGATGAAATGCTTTTACTTAATTCATCTTGTGTTATACCACGCTTCTCTCTTAAAAATTTTATTCTATCACCTATGGTCATTGGTAAATAACCTCCTTTTATAAGTATTTTCATTATAACACAAAAAAGTTTCAAGTCAATGAAAAAATGACTTGACAAGTTACTTTATTGTGATATAATGAAAGTAACTTAACAAGTTACCAAAACGAAAGGAGGAAAATATGGATGGTTAAAACGGACGAGCTTCGAGGATTAATCGCAAAGAACGGGTTGTCTCAATCAAAGCTAGCCAAGAAAATGAATATGACACCTAAGACGTTTTACTTAAAAATGAAAGCCGGTGTATTTGGCAGTGATGAAATTAAAATTATGATTGAAGAATTACATATTGAAAACCCAATTGATATTTTTTTTGCATAACAAGTAACTTAACAAGTTACCAATGAAAGAGGTGAAATAAATGGCAGCATTATCTACCCAAGAAGTAATGGTTAGATTTGGTATAAAGTCACCTACCACTGTACTTCAATTGTTCAAAACGAAAAATTCACCAGCATTTAAAGCAGGTAAGAGTTGGATGGTGGATGAAGATGATTTTAAGCAATTTCTATTAGATCGCAGTAAAGAATACAAAGAATGAAAGGAGAAAGTAATTGAACGAACTACAACAAAAGACCATCACATCATTAGAGGTGGCAGAAATGGTGGACAAGCCACACAACGAGTTATTGAAAGACATTCGCAGATATACCGAGCAATTAGGAGAGGGGAAAATCGCCCAGTCCGATTTCTTTACAGAAAGTACATATATAAATTCGCAGAATAAAGAACAGCCTTGCTATCTAGTTACAAAGAAGGGATGCGAGTTCATAGGCAATAAGCTCACGGGCACAAAGGGAGCAGTTTTCACAGCTAAATACATAGAAAAATTCCATGACATGGAAGAAACAATTCAATCCGGAATACTCGAGGGTCTTTCCGATGAAATGAAAGCTTTACTAATGCACGATAAAAAGATACAGATCATCATGCAGCACGTTAATGAGACCGACAGCCGAGTAATAAAACTCGAAAACAACATGACTATAGACTACGGTCAGCAGTTGGTCCTTAAAGAAAGAACCAATTCAATTGTAATCCATTGGCTAGGCGGTAAAGAAAGTAATGCTTATCACGAAATGGCAAAGAAAGTATTCAGCGAATGTAATAAAGACTTCCAGAAATACTTCAATGTCAACAGCCGGAACAATACACCAAAGTTAAAGTTTGAAGATGCAGTTTTTTTATCTAGCACATTGGGAGCCATGCATGAATACGAAATTAGAGATTATGAATTGCAATGCTCAGATGAATTTATAAGGAGGACAAGTTGGTGAAGCAGCAGCTCATTGAGTTCTCAGTATTCTTATTATTCCTATTATCACTTTTATACATAATAGGGACCGGAGGGAGCCTTGAATTAAACAAGATATCAATCTTACATACCATCTTAAGATGGATACCTGGGTTTATTGGTTTAGCAGTATCAGTAATTCTAATTAACCGTTATTGGGAAGGAGGACAAGCATAATGGCAGAGCAGTTAAGTAAGAACCGTTTTTATTATTCGCTTGCACAGGATAGCCTTATAGAAGACATTAGGATATTTGACGAAGATAATGATGGAAAATCAACCTACATAACTTTGGATAATGGTGAACTCGTTAAATACTCAGAATGGTGCAGTAGACCAGATAGTAAAAGCAATTGGGATGATGCCATATTAGTTTACGAAACGAACGAACCAGACAGCGAAATCTATAAAAGAATTATAAGAAAATAGGAGGAATAACCACATGGCAGGCAGAGTTAAACACGCACAGAGAAGTCACAAGACATCTAATAAGAATTACAATGCATTCCGCAGACATACAGTAAGAGCTTATAGCAAGACAAGTGGCTCACGTATCAGATCATCAATTTTGGAGCGCATGTTGAATTTCTTCTCCAGAGGAGATAGATAGGAGGTATTTATGAGAATGGTTTTATGTTTGGGTTGTGATAAACCATGGGGCATAAGCAGATTTCAAAAGATACCATGGACAGGCTATGAATGTCCTAAATGTGCATCAAAAAGAAAAAGAGCTCCCAGGAATGGCCGTTCCAAAAGAGCTCACAACAAAAATATCTTAAGTGCATAATAGCACGGAAATGGAGAGTGTGCAATGAGTAGTTTAGGCAATATTAGAGGAATTGTTAGAGAATTAGATATCTTGGGTAGAGTTTGCATCCCTATTGATTACAGAAAATCATTAGATATCCACGAAGATACAGCACTTGATCTTACTGTTGTTGATAAAGTTATTCATCTTAAGGTAGGAAGAGGAAGAAAGCTTGACGCATTAGGTAGATACACAATACCTGTGGAAGTTCGCAGATCGCTTAGATTTGAAATGAATGAGAAAGTTGATATCTATATTGAGAATGAAGAGGTATGTATCAAGAGAGTGAGTTTGCATTGTGCTATATGCAATACGGATGATGAAAGCTGCCTAATGGATGTGGATGGAGTTTTGATTTGCCGGAGTTGTGGCATGAAGGTAATCGATAAATTCATGGAGGTAATCGATAAATTCATGGAGGATTAGGAAATGAGTTATTACCGTACTTGTTACTCATGTGGTGCATCACTGGATCCAGGAGAACAATGTGATTGTTTTAAGAAATCGGAACAGCTCAGAAAGAAGTATGAACAATTAACAGCCGTTGAAAGTGACGGTCAAATAGAATTTGGAGGTCTATACAATGATATACAAAATTGGTGACCGAGTAACTAATATAAAATCCACTGTAGGTATCCCTAAAGGAATGTCCGGAACAGTAGCTGAGTATAGTGATTGTCCTTGGGTGGCTTGGGACAACGGAGAAGTCCTTTGTAGAGAGGACAAGTATCTTAAGTTATTAGAGGCTGCCCATGTGGGATAACGAAAGCATAAGTCAATACATAATCAATGAACAGGACAGGCTTGAGCGATTGAGAGAACGGTTTGAGCGAGAAGAAAATAGAGAATAGGAGGATACAGAAAATGAATGATTTGCAGATCGTTGTTAATCAACAACCCGGGGTAATTACAACAAATTTTGATGATGTTAAATGTGCCTTGTCTGCACAGATGGAAGTATATAAAGAATTGGAAGTTACAGAGGAAAATAAGACTGAGCGTAAGAGAGATGTTGCCACTCTTAGAAAGATGATTAAGGCAGTAAATGACAAGCGAATAGAGGTTAAAAAGGAATGTATTAAGCCTTACGATGCATTCGAAAAGCAAGCAAGTGAACTGGTCGACATTATCAATGAGCCTGTTAAATTAATTGATAACCAGATTAAGGAGTTTGAAGATCAGCAAAGACTTGTAAGAGTAAATGAGATACATCAGATATTCGCTGAACTTATTGGTGATCTTTACGAATTTATTTCAATCGAGAAGATTTACGATAACAAGTGGGAAAATGCCACTACTAGTAAAAAATCAATCAAAGAAGATATTGAAAAGAAATTAAATGATATTAGAAATTCAGTAGTTGCAATCAAGGCTTTGCAATCAGAGAAAGCCGAGGAAGCACTAAACAGATATTACGATAGTCTCGATTTAGCTAGTTCCATCAATTTCATAAATCGTTATGAACAGCAAAAGAGAGAAATTGAACTCAGAATGAAAGAACAGCAGGAACGAGAACGTGAGCAAGAGATTGAAAGAGAACGTGAACGCATCCGCAGAGAAGAACGCGAGGCTATAGCCAGAGAAGAACGTATCAAAGCAGATGCAGAGGCAAAAGCTAGAGCAGATCAAGAAGCCAAGGATAAGGCAGAACGTGAAGCTATGATTGTCAAACAACAAAACACTGAGTCTGAACTTGAAACTAAACAATATAGCGTTATTGCTACATCTGAGGAGCATGAGCAAATTCAAATGTATTTAAATAGTATAGGTGTTATGTTCTTCCAGTTATAGGAGGTGCCCATGGAAAATTTAAAAATATACAATCAACACAGAGCAGTACCGGAAACTGCAAAAAAAGAGATTGTAGCCGGGAGAATGAAGGGTAAGACAGATATTAATCCCATGTGGAGAATTAAAGCTCTGACCGAGTTATTTGGACCTTGTGGGATTGGATGGTATTACACTGTAAGTAAAAAATGGACTGAGGTTTATGGGGATGAAGTGGCAGCATTTGTTGATATCGAATTATTTGTTAAACATGAAGATAAATGGTCTATGCCAATTTGTGGTACTGGTGGAAGTATGTTTGTTGCCAAGGAGAGTAGAGGGCCTTATGTCTCTGATGAATGTTATAAGATGGCTACAACCGACGCTATTTCAGTTGCTTGCAAACAATTAGGAATTGGAGCAGATGTTTATTGGGAAAAAGACAAATCCAAATACGATAATGTTCCAGAACAGGACGAGCCAAAGAATGCAATAACCACTAATGAGGCCAATGTATTAAGGTCACTGGTTGCAAAAAAAGGACTTGATCCAGATAAACTTTTTAATATTCCTATCGAAAAGCTATCTCCGGAACAATATGTCAAAGCACTTGAAAACATTAATAAAATGCGCGACAAGAAGGTGAGTTAATGAATTTCACCGGAAGAATTAAATCAATCAGTAACGAATATGGCACCAATGATCTAGTAATATCGTTTTCTGCTAATGAACGTGAGGCCGTATTTTCAGAATATGAGAAATTAAGAGAATGTGAGAAGTTAAACATTGAGGTAAAGAAATATCGACCCAAGAGAAGCCTAGACGCAAATGCTTACTTCCATGTAATCTCCGGTAAGATTTCAGAGACTCTTCCGATATCAAAAGCGAAGTCCAAGAATATTCTAATCTGCAAATATGGACAACCTCAATTATTACCAGATGGAAGTCCAATGGTGTATAAAACCAATGCACCACAAGAATTTATGTGGGAGCAAGAAGCAATCCACTGTATTCCGGTTAAATTTGAGGACAAGGCAACATTCTATAAGGTTTACCGTGGATCCCATACATACGACACAAAGGAAATGTCTTTATTGATTGATGGTACCGTAGCAGATGCCAAGGAATTAGGCATTGAAACAGCTACGCCAGATGAAATCCGAAAGATGAAAGAGAGGTGGGGAGTATGAACAAGCGTGCCAAGGCCTGTGACTTCACTCCTAAAATCAAAGCTGAAATTAAAGTTCGGGACAAGGGGTGTTTATTCTGCCGTATGCATTACCGCATGAGTACTCATTTATATGACCATACCGGCAGCGAATGTATGCATGTAATAAATCGTAGTCAAGGTGGATTAGGAGTGCTTGAAAATGGCATAGAGGGCTGTATCTATCATCACAGGATGCTTGACAACGGATTACACTCAGAAGAAATGCGAAATATCGCAGAGGATTATATAAAATCTCTCTATCCAGGATGGACCAGAGAAAGCGTTACATATAACAAATATAAAGATCTGATTGTGTACAAGACACAACATTAAACCGATAGTTAGCCGAACGGCTACTAAATAAAAACCAATAACTTGCCGGGGTATGTAAATTAATCCTTCAAGTATGACATATCACAATCGACTCTTGAACGATTTCCTTATCCCAACTTCAACCCATGGCAGTTTCAACGGCTGCCATGGAGAAAGGAGAAATATGCGCAGTAAATATGGCAATAAAAAAACAATCGTTAATGGAATTAAATTTGACTCCAAAGACGAAGCAAATAGATATTTAGAATTAAAGTTATCCGAAAAAGAAGGGATAATCACTAATTTAAAATTGCAACCGGTATGCGAACTACAGCCAAAATTTAAACTCGGTAAGAAAACAGAGAGAGCTATCAAGTATATAGCAGATTTTGAATACATGGTAGGTAGTAGCATTATTGTTGAGGATGTAAAAGGATTTGTTACTAAAGATTTTGCTATCAAACGTAAAATGTTCCTTTACAATTACGGAAATACCCACGAATTAAGGCTGATAAAGGGGTGATTAGATGGCTAGTCCTCAAAAAGAAGAGGGATATACTCCTATAGCCAATGAGTTACTAGAACAGGTATTTCAACAAAGCCTAAATGGTACTCAATTTAGAATTATATTGGTAGTCTTCCGGTACACATATGGATTTTCAAGAAAGAATCATGAGTTATCAGAGTCGTTTATTTCTAAAGCACTCAATGTACATAAAAAACAGGTGTCTAGAGAACTTAATGAATTAATAACCAAAGGAATTATTCGAGTAGATCGAGAAGCTACCTTTACTACACCGAGAGTAATAAGCATTAATAAAAATTACGTTAACTGGCAACTAAATGATAGACAGGTAACTAATAAGTTACCACCCATCGAAAAAGAGGACGGAACAGGGAGCGAATTAGCTACCTCTACAGGGAGCGGATTAGCTCCCCAAGATAAACAAATATTAAAACAAAATATAAAACAAGATATATGTGATTATCAACAAATAATTGATCTGTTTCATATGATATGTGTTTCATACTCTAAGGTTATAAAGCTATCAGAAAACAGAAAGAGATTAATTAAGGCTAGATTAAAGACTTATACAGTAGACGATTTTAAAAAGCTGTTCATTATGGCAGAGGAAAGCAAATTCTTAAAAGGTGAAACAGAAAGCAATAGAAGTTGGAAAGCTAATTTTGACTGGTTCATTAATGAAACTAACATGATTAAAGTTCTTGAAGGGAATTACATCAATAAGCCGCTGCAACCAACTCAGCCAAAGCAAAACAAATTCAATAGTCATCCTCAGCGTACATATACAGCACAAGATTACGAAGCAATAGAAAGAGCTAAAAGAAATAACCAGGCAACAGAACATTATGAAGTAGGAGTATCTATGGATGATTAGGAGGCAGTATGAAAGCATTAATTAAAACAGAGGAATTAATTAGAGTTATTAAGGCCTTAAAGCCTTTCACAAGAAAAGATAGTCAATATACAGATAAAAAGATGGAGCATATCTATATCGAATTTAATCAAGAAACCAAAGAGGCTAGATTTGAAGCATTGGATGGATACAGAGTTGCAGTAGAATATGTAAAATGCCAAACAGATGAAAGTTTTATCGCTTACATAAAACCTTTTACACCTTGGAAGACAGATACAGTATATGCAGAAATTGAACTTGATAATCAGGTAGCAATAGTGGACATGGGATTTTATAGCCTTAAATTCGTTCAACCAGAGGGGGAATGGTTTGCCACAAAGAAAATGATAGAGGAAACGGAAGCCATGGAACCGAGTGTGAAGATTGGTATTAATCCTGATTATTTAATCGAAGCACTCAAGGGCATTAATTCCTATGGATGTCGTAAGTTAGTGGTCATTGAAACTCGAGGGAAGAAGGATCCGGTAATCATAAGGGAAGAAAAAGACAGAAGGAATATGAGATATGTTCTACCTGTTAGTTTAGGTAAAGATTAGGAGGTTATACATGAAATGTAATATGGATTGTTTTAATTGTGAATTTCCAGATTGCATCAATGACAAACTATCTTCTCAGGATTACAGGTCTAATGAGGTAGATAAATTTATTAAAGATAATCCAACTACTAGAGCAGAAAAGGCCCGCATTAAAAACAGAGAAAGAATGAGAAAATTACGTGCTGCGGATCCGGAATTTAATAAAAAATATTATCAAAACCATAGAGAAAGTGAACTGAAAAGAAATGCTGATTGGTATCAACGCAATAAAGAGTATGCCAATGCAAAGAGACGCGAGAATTATGCGAAGAAGAGAGAAAGGCAGGCGGTGTAATGGCGGAGCATAGTCAAACTCTGCCCCGCCAGTGAACCAATTTGTTATCTATCTCCTAAAATGTCAGAAATAATATAGATAACAATACTGGCCAGTGAACAAAAAATTAATTGCATACAAATTTTTTCTAAGTCCATTGATTTTCTCTCCTTTTAATTGATGCCTACAGTATGACATTTAGGTGGTGCAGTTCACGAAAATTAAAAATGGGACGAAAACGAGGCAAATAAAATTAACAGAAAGGAGTAAGAGGTTTCCGGCCGGAATAAAGAGCTCTTTACTCCATGAAATTAATGATTAAATTGTACATAGGTGGAAGCCCTTGCACGCATTGGTCAATAGCACAGACCAAGAATAGAGAAACAGAGCCATCCGGGTTAGGGTGGGAGTTATTCGAGAATTATGTAATAGGTCTTAAGAAGTACAAACCAGACTATTTCCTTTATGAGAATAACAAATCGATGGCACCGGCAATTAGAGAACAGATAACAAGAGAGTTAGGAGTAGAACCAATACTGATTAATTCGGCTTTGGTATCAGCTCAGAACCGCAATAGGCTGTATTGGACTAACATACCGGGAGTGAAACAACCAAAGGATAAAGAAATACTACTTAAAGACATTTTAGAGACAGGTGTTTGCTGGAGAGAGAAGAGTTATACACTTGATGCACATTACTATAAAACAGCAGGCGAATACAACCCAACTAAGCAACATTCTTATTCAAGACATATGGCCGCTGAGCCAATTTCCGTTCTAAACGTAAATCCGAGCGGGAAAGGTATGAACGGCGAAGTAATGCAGATTAATGGTAAATCACGAACACTGACTACAAATAAGGGTGAAGGTCCAAAGATAATAGAACCGGTTCCGATTAATGATCAAGATGGTAAAGCAAGGACAATTAAATCGCAGTATGCAAAGACTTCTATAGCGAATTTAACATATTCTGCATCATACGGTGCAACTATGGTGGTTGAATCTATGAAAGTGCCAGAAGCTACTAAAATCGGATTTATAGAAATAGAACCTATGGACTGTGTCGATTTAGGAATGCAAGGCAGCAAGACACGCAGAGGAAGGAATATGAAAGATAAAGCTAATTGCCTTACCACTTCACCTGACTTTTATCAATACCTAGGAACGGTCAACAAACCAATATATGAAGTTAAAGACGGTTATATAATAATTAAAGATAAGCTATATCCGATAAAACTCCAAGATGGGTATTACATAATCCGTAAGCTTACAGTGCTAGAATGTATGAGATTGCAGACCGTACCGGAGTGGTATATCTTCCCTGTATCTGATAGTCAAGCTTATAAGATGTTAGGTAACGGATGGACCGTGGATGTAATTGCACACCAATTATCCTTTATTCCCGGAATATTCACCGAAGAAATTGAATGTATGTCAATGTATGACGGTATGAGCTGCGGACATATAGCGCTGGATGTACTTAGGGCTAACGTAATCCGGTATTATGCCACAGAGATTGATAAGTACGCTATTCGGACAACTCATTATAATTATCCAGATACCATACATTTAGGTGACGCATATCAGGTGCGAAATGATGATTTTATCCTAACATCTAAAGACGGTAAAACATACGAATATCATAATGGATGCTTAGGACAGATAACAGTTGATGAGTGGTACAGTAGTTTATCGCCAGTGAGTATTTAGAAAGGAGCCACAATGCCAAAACGATCAAGTCCATACCTAAGAAATAAATCAGAACAGAAAAGAGACAGCCAAAGACAATATGGGAAATTAGTAGATAAGCCAAGTAAGATAAACCCGGTATTCCTTCGGGATAATTATGGGATTAAGGAGAGTGGGAAATGAGGTTAATTGATGCGGATGTAGAAATAAATAAGATCAGTGCAGAGATTGAAAGATACGAGGCAAAGTTAGAACGATTAAAGACAAGACGTTCGCAGGAACCACACAACACGTATCACAACTGGAATAATGAGATTAATCAAGTAGAAAGAAATATATCAGAGGCTAAGCGAGAAATTAAAATATTAAAAGCTTATCCAACCGCCTATGATGTAGATAAGGTTGTGGATCGGTTAGAGAAAGAAAAAGGCGAAGAAGCTGACTATATGAATCCGACTGGCAAAATGTTGGTTCGTCACTGGAATACATGTGTAGATAATTGCAAAGAAATCATGAAAGGAGCTGTCAAAGATGAATAAGCAAGAGATTGAACAAGCCATAGCATGGAATGAAGATTTATTGACATACATGAAAGACCAAAGAGCTACATATGAGGATGTAGTCGGAACAGGTGATTTGACAGAGGAAGAGAGAAAACAAGTTTACGACTCAATGGATAGAGACATAAAAATGTTTGAAACCATAATATCCGCACTTCAACAGCAATTAACCAATGGATGGATATTGATTCAGAAAGAACCATGTACTGACAGCAAGATATGTCCTGTTTGTAATCGCATAATGTCTTATGACAGTTATTTTAAAAAGATGATATGCCGTCAATGTGGGAACATGGAAGCAACTACAACTAAAAATATTAACACTATTGGAGAAAAAATACGAGAAAGTAATGATAGCTTAGCTGCCTTCATCAAAAGACAATTCGGAGATGATAGGGTATTTATTCAAGGAAAAGATTTTGACATTGAGGATTACCTTAACCAACCGACCACTTATGAAGATACACATCAAAACACAAATTAATATAATTGAGTTTACCATATGCCTCATAAGAACAATAGAATTCCTTTACACCTGGCTTATCCTTAGTAGAATGAACGGCTGATATCTGAAATTTGAATATCTCTTGATTATCATCCTCTATACAGAAATATCTAGGACGTAAATCACCTATAGTATTAAAGGCAGCTATCACGGAAATAGGATGACCTTGGGGATGGCGAATGATTGGACTGTGGTCTGGTTTTAAAAATGGCATATGGGTACCTCGATTATTTAGTAAAATTATTATAGAACATTTGTTTGTATTTATCAATAGGAAGTAAATGTAAGTTAAAGAAAGGAAGCGATAGATTGAACATAGTAAGTTTCGGAGGCGGTACGAATAGCACAGCAATGATAATTGGTATGTATCGAAGAAAGATACCAATAGATCTAATAGTTTTTTCTGATACAGGAGTAGAAATGCCTCATACGTATCAACACATAACGGAAATGAACAAGTGGCTTATTGATCATAAACTGCCAAATATAACTATTGTAGAATACGCAAACAAGGACGGATCAAGAACGACACTAGAAGATGATTGTATAAATAATAAGTCATTACCTTCAATAGCATATGGATTTAAGACATGCTCTCTAAAGCATAAGAAGTCAGTTCAAGAAAAGTATTGTAATAGCCTTGAACAATGCAACAAAATTTGGAAGAGCGGTCAAAAAGTTAATAAGTTTATTGGATTTGATGCAGGTGAAGAAAATCGAAAAACCAATGCATTTGCCAGTAACTTGCAAGACAAAAAATATTTAACTCATTATCCGTTGATTGATTGGGAATGGTACAGAGACGATTGCGTTAAGGCTATTGAATCAGAGGGATTAACATTACCAGGGAAATCAAGTTGCTTCTTTTGTCCGTCAATGAAAAAGCCAGAGATAAGGGAATTAAAGCAGAATTATCCTGATCTGTTTAATCGAGCTGTAGCAATAGAAGATAATGCAAAAGAAAATTTAATAACAGTTCAAGGATTAGGTCGTAATTACTCATGGAAGAACTTTATGGAGTATGAGGATGCCCAAGTTGGCATGTGTCTTATGTATGATCCAGAAAGTGATATTCCATGCGGTTGTTATGACGGCTGAATTAATCAATCCATCCGGCAAGTCCGGTATAGCTGATAAGGAGGAAGATAGTGAAAGCTGTAATTAAATATCCAGGAAGTAAGTGGTCCTTAGCAAACTGGATTATAAATTTCTTCCCTGAACATCACAGTTATTTAGAAGCGTTCTTTGGGAGTGGAGCTGTATTGTTCAATAAAGACCGTTCAAATATAGAAACGGTAAATGATTTAGATGGAAATGTAGTTAATTTGTTTTATTGGATACGGAAAGATCCTGAACGTCTGGCCAGAGAAATTTATTTAACACCATATGCAAGACAAACATACGAAGAAGCTTTCCGTCTGGTACCGAAAGATGATTTTGAAAGAGCAGTTAATTTTTATATCCGGCTTAATATGGGGCATGGTTTTAGGACAACCGGTGAAAAGGTAGGATGGAAAAACGATGTTCAAGGAAGAGAAAAGGCTTATGCATCAGAAGATTGGTGCAGACTACCGGAAAAAGTAATATTAGCAGCTGAACGATTGAGAGGGGTTCAGATTGAAAATAAACCTGCAGTAGATTTAATAAAGAGATTTAATTTTCCTAATGTACTTATATATTGCGATCCACCTTATGTTTTAGGTACCAGACATGGGAAGCAGTACAGATGTGAAATGGATGATGAAGAACATGAGGAATTATTAGATACTCTTCTCGAACATAAAGGAAAAGTTCTATTAAGTGGATATGACACAGAACTTTATCAAAGAAAGCTTTCGGGATGGCACCAGGAGAGAGCAACGGCATATTCTCAAGTATGCTCTAAGAAAGAAGAAGTTCTATGGATGAATTATAATCCGTCAAAGCAAATGAAATTATCTGAGTTCATCGAATGATATTAATCAATCCATCCGGCAAGTCCGGTATAGCTGATAAGGAGGAAAAGATGAGAAAAGATCAGTGCCTATTTTGTGGCAGTAGAAGATGCCATTCAAGGATTGTAAGCAGTAAGGATAATGGCAAGACATATGATGAAGTGGCATGCAGTAAACATGCTAGACAACTTGACATACATTCAGATGAAACAGCACCAAAAGTTATGAAATTGTTTATAAGTGGCACCGGAACATATAGCCGTGGCGAAGATACATCATCATTTATAAGAGAAATGAACGAGAACAACTGATTAGCTGATAACAGCGGAAAGGAAAATAGTATGAGTGATATGCAAAGATTATTAATGAACCGAATTAGAGAAGTTGCGGAAAAGCTGTCAAAAGAAGGCGTTGGATATATAGATTTAGAAGACTGCCAAGGAATTCAATATCACATTGACGGCAGAGCATTTTACATAAGCGTTAAAGAGATTGGAGCAGATAAACAATTTGATATAGATGCAGGAGCGACAGGCTGAGCCGGCTCCTGCATCGGGAAGGAAGATATGAAAATTGAATTTACTGAAAAAGAAATAAACACATTGTTAGGATTATGCGAATCGGTAGAACCATGTGAAGATTGCGATAGAGATAAAATATGCGGTGTATACAATGCCGGATATTGTAAGGCAAAAAATGCTGAAAACTTAGCCATTAAATTAAATAAGGCAATCGTTGATATATCTAGAGGGGTAAAAAATTTATGAGTACATATAATCCATACAATTGTCACATAGCGGTAATTAAAAATAAAGATAAAGAGATTACTTCGCTCAAAGAAGCCTTAGACATATCAAGAACAGAGGTACAAGGATTAAGTAAAAAGGTTGCAGAGTATCAAGAATTAGGGTTAACACTAGAAGAGATCAAAGATATTTTATCCGTATTGAGTGAGAACCAGGATGATGTTGACGAAGATGGAATAAGTATGGGGTTGATACACGACTTGCTTGAACTTGCGAAATACCGCAAAGCTGAGGAACAAGGGTTGTTGATTAAGTTGCCTTGTAAGGTTGGGGATACGGTTTATGAAATTGATGTATGGTTTAAGGAACACGGCATTATCACATGTGAAGTGTTTGGTTTCCACTACAAGAATGAATTAAGCTTCTATGTCAAAGTAATAGAAGGTCATGGTAAAGGGAGTGGATACGAATTTTTTGTAAGTGATATTGGTAAAACCGTATTTCTTACCAGAGAAGCAGCCGAAGAAGCCTTGAAAGGCGGTGGGACTGAATGAAATACTGGATATTATTTGTGATTGCATGGATAGTTAACATATTACTCATATGGAGAACAGAAAATTATTGCGCCTCAATCTTCAGCATGGTATGCGTTGGACTTGTATTTATAATCTGTTTGTTAATTGATATAAAGAAACTTTTTGAAAAAGGAGCAAAATGAATAACACCCAACGTTCCATACAATACATACAAAGTAAATTAAAATCCCAAAGGGTACAAAGTGAAGAACAAAAGATGGCTTATGGGATGGCTATTGAGGTATTGGAGAAACAGGTACAAAGAAAACCGCTTGAGATAAGAGAAATTCACGACTTCAAAGGAAATGTAATCATGAAAGATGGATACTGTAGCGTATGTAGGAATGAATTAAATAATAGATATTTGTATTGTGAAGCGTGCGGACAGGCACAGGATTGGAGTCAAGAAACCGCAACCAATGATTTACACCAATAATATATAAAAACCTCTATATGAGGATTATAGGAGGCAGCATGAGAACAAAAAGATGTGAGCGATGTCCAGATGAGGATACCGATGTATGTGAAGATTGCACACTGGTTAAACAGGATATGGAAGATAAATTGAAGAATATACTTGAAGCCGAAGAGAAGAGGATAAGGGGTGATTAAACTGGCAAATAACGAACAGAAAAAAGAATATCTAAATAGTTATAAGAATTTATGTAAAAAGCTCCAATGCTTAGAAGAACAACTTCAATCTCTCAGAGAGGTAGAACAATCAGCAAAAGTACAATCCATTACAGATATGCCTAGGGGAAGTAAACAGAATGATTTATCTGACTACATAGTAAAGGTGGATGCAGTATTCACAAAGATCATTCTGGCTAGAGCTGATTGTATTAATAGAAAGATTGAGATTGAGAACATTATAGCAGATATATCAGATGGTATTGAAAGTAGTATTCTTCATAAGAGGTACATAGAGTTTAAGACCTGGGAGCAAATATGTGTAGATATGGATTACTGTTGGAAGCATATTCACAGACTACATGGGAAAGCATTAAATAATTTTACATGTCCATAGAATGACACACGCGAAGTATGATATTATCAAGATACCAAAGATAAATAAACCTCCTTATTTATTGTGAGTCATTACATATCCACAAAGAAAGGCACCCGAGTAATAATCTCTAGTGCCTTTTTTAGTGCGTGTAATTAAAGCATGTATAAGGTAAATAAATATAAGTATATTAGGTGTAGCACATTGTAATGATGTGTAGGGGTGATTACTCAAATGAAGCCAGGTGGGTGGCAGAGTAAATAAAGGAGGATATATGTTACATATACATAAATGGATTAAAACAGATGAACAACCAAAATACATATATCTGACTTGTTGTAAGTGTGGAAAGAGAAAAGCAATAGAATTATTTAGTGGTGGTTATCAACCGATGAAATATAAAGCAAGTAGCAACAATCCATTTGGCACCGAGCGTTCGAATAACATATGGTGATGTGTAGGGATATATATCCAATAAGACGCAGAGGTGGGAGCGAGGATATAAAGGATGGTGATTATATGTGTTGGATAATAAACATTTTAATTCTATGTCTATTTGGAATAGAGATAATGCATGAATGTGAAATGATAGAGGATGCAATAGATATAAAAACCAAAGTGATATACATTATAAGACTTGCATTTATAACATTGCTAATAGGATTTGCATTACTATTGCTATATAAATTATTCGGTGTTACAGACGAGAACCTATTGGATTATATAATTACAAGGAGAACATGATGCTTAAGTCATGCAAGTATTGTGGAAGAATACACGACAGTAAATATGATTGTGGGAAGAAACCGAAAAGAATAAAAGGGAATACTCAGGCAGATAAATTCAGATGGACAAAAGAATGGCAAGACAAACGAACAGAGATTAAAGAAAGAGACAATTACCTTTGCCAAGTGTGTATTAGAAAACTTTACAACACAACAAACCAATATACATATGACAACATTTCAGTTCATCATGCAATTCCTCTAAGTGTAAATTATGATAAAAGACTAGATAATGACAATCTGATAACAGTTTGTGATTATCATCATGAGATGGCAGAGAAAGGAATTATAGATTACAAAACAATAAAAAATATTATTGACGAGCAAAACAATCCCCCCGGCCATTGAAAATTAAATTTTATAAATTTTAAAACACCGACGTTGCACCTTTACGTATAATTTATTCCCACATCAACTTTTGAAAGGAGTGATTGCTATTCCTACACCACCTAAACCGTACCAACTTCTTAAAAGTGAAAAGAAATCACACCGGACAAATTCCGAATTAAATCAGAGAAAGCAAGGAGAAGCTTCTCTTGCAACTGGTGTAAAAATGAAAGAGTGGAAAGAGGTAAAGAATAATCCATATGCACATAAAGAGTTCAAAAGAATTAATGAACTACTAGAAAACATAGAGAAAAACGATGCAATTCATGAAGGTGTAATAAATAGATATTGTACCATTGTAGCGGAGTGCAAATCTTTTGAAATTAAAACGAGACAGATTGATATGGATCTAGAAGAGCTAAACGAGCAATTCTCGGACAAGCAAATTGAATATGAACAATACATTGATTATAAAGATCGTCTTATCACAAAACAAATATCAATTGATAAACAAATACAAGCTAAGCGGAAAATGCTTTTTGACATTGAGAAGGAAAACTTAATGACAATAGCTGCAGCACTTAGGAGCATACCAAAGAAAACAGATAGTAAAAAGAACGCTTTACTCGAAGCCCTGGGCGGTGATTAAGTGATAGAAGAAAGTAGGGCATATCAATATTGCTTATGGGCATTACAAGAAGGAAATAACAAAGTTCCGATGTATGTTAAAAAGCAATGTCAAGCATGGAAGGAAATAGTTGATAATAAGAGTGACAAAGTATTTGTTGATGAAACTACATATAAAACGGTTATAAAGCTCTTGAAACTCATGAACCATCCCGATCTACATAAGCCACTAGACGAAGCACTTGAAACATACGCTATGTTTTTTATAACAGCCGTATTTTGCACGAAAATGTATGATGAAGACGATGATATAATTATTCGCTATTACGAAACAGCCGTGTTAAAAATAGCTAGAAAAAATTTTAAGACATTTAATTCAGCGGTGATATTTTTAATATTAATGCTCACAGAACCTAAATTTTCTAGGTTCTTTTCTGTAGCACCAGATTTAAAACTGTCTAAGGAGTTACAGCTTGCTTTAAGAAAAATAATTAAGTCAAGTCCGTTATTAAGTGATGAATTAGAACCAGTCTTTAAAACACTCAGGTCTGAAATAAGATGTTTACTAACAGAAAGCGAATATACCCCACTTGCTTATTCGGAGGATACTTGTGATGGTAAGCAACCAAATGCATATTTGGCAGATGAAGCCGGAGCAATGGACAGTTATCCAGTCGAAGCCATGCGATCAGGACAGATTGCATTGATAAATGGACTCGGAATTATAATTAGCACGGAATACCCGAATGACAACAATGTAATGATTGATGAAGTTGACAAGTGCAAAAAGGCACTTGATGGACTAAGAGACAGCAAGAGGATATTTTCACTATTATATGAGCCAGACGATTATTTGCTGCGTGATGATAAATGGCAAACGGATGATCTGTGTATATATCAAAGCAATCCGGTTGCGATTGACATAAAGAGAATATTTAAAAAGCTTATTGAAAAACGTGAGGATGCCATTGTTTATGAAAATAAGCGCGAGAACTACCTTTGTAAGCACAATAACATTAAATACAAAGGCTTGGGAGTTGAAGGATATGTTGAAATCACCAAGGTTAGAGAGTGCAAGCGCGAAGCTGTTGATAAATGGTGGAGAGGTCGAAGGGTATGGTTGGGACTTGATTTGTCGATGTCGGATGATAATGTCAGCGTTAATATGGAAACCTATGAAGGAACTTGCGTAGAGGATTGTGATCTCTATAGCAAAACGTTCGGTTTTATACCAAAAGATAGGGTTGATTATAAAACAAAGCGCGAAGGAGTTGACTATCAAAGGTTAATCAAGAATGAAGATTGTTTCGCGTGTGGTGATGAAGTTATAGACTACACATTTGTAGAGAGCTTTATATTAGGGCTAGAGAGTAAATATGGTGTAGTAATAGTACAACTAGGATATGACAAATGGAATGCTTTAAGCACAGTGCAAAAGCTTGAAAATAAAGGAATTGAATGCGTAGAGATAAAACAACATTCGAGCGTGCTTCATTCTCCTACAAAACTACTCAAAGAAAAGATTTTAAGCAAAAAATATCATTATGATGATAATTTAATGCTTGAAATCAACTTCCAAAATGCTAGATGTACCGAAGACACGAACAAAAACAAGTACGTTAATAAGAAAAAATCAGTAGGTAAAGTAGACCAGGTTGTAGGAAATATAAATTCGACCTATCTCATAGAGCAAGAATTATTATATGGTTCAAACTTTATAGCACAATATTAGAAAGAGGTGATAAATTGGGCTTTATAACAGATAATGCTAATGTTTTAAAAGCAAGGGCCGAGCCGGAAGAAAGGGCGGAAGGCATGATTGAGTTTGAAAGTACGCTTTTACAAGCGTTAATTGGAAAAACTACAATAACCAAGGTTGAAGCTCTTAGTATTCCATCTATTCAAGCGTGTATAAAATTCGCGTCTGATACAGTTTCGATGCTGCCAATCAAACTTTACCGTGATAATAATGGGAAAGTAGAGGAAATAAAAGATGATAGGCGCGTTAGATTACTTAATGATGATACCGGAGATACATTAGATGCAGCACAATTTTGGAGAGCACTAATTACAGATTATTATCTTGGAAAAGGCGGATATGCTTACATAAATCGTGGATATGGCGGGTATGAAAGTCTGCATTATGTTGAAGAAATCAATATATCACAGATAAAAAATACTGATCCTATATTCAAAGATTACGATATTATGGTGCAGGGAAAACCGTATAAGCCATTTGAATTTATAAAGTTACTTAGAAATACAAAAGATGGCTGTCGCGGTGTAAGCATAGTTGAAGAAAATGCGCTAATGTTAAGCGTGGCGTATAATTCTCTTATATTTGAAGAAAATCTTGTAAAAAAAGGCGGTAATCGAAAAGGATTTTTAAAATCTGAGAGAGAGATATCGGATGTGGCAATGACCGCACTCAGAGAAGCTTACGCAAGATTATATAGCAATAATTCAGAGAATGTTGTTGTGCTTAATAAGGGCATAGAGTTCCAAGAAGCATCTAATTCATCCGTAGAAATGCAGTTAAACGAGAATAAGGAAACTAACTCATCTGAATTATGCAAGTTATTCCTATTCCCGGTCAATGTTATCACTGGAAATGCATCAGAAAAAGAATACAACAATGCTTTTAAAATGGGAATTATGCCACTTTTAAGGGTAATAGAATGTGCTTTAAACCGAGATTTTCTTCTTGAGAATGAAAAATCAACATATTATTGGGCATTTGATACCAAAGAAATGCTAAAAGGCAGCCTAAAAGAAAGATATGATGCTTATGCAGTAGCAATCGACAAAGGATTTAAAAAGATTGACGAGATTAGGTATATGGAAAATGATGAACCATTCGGCATTGATTGGATAAATGTAGGGCTTAATTCTGTACTTTATAACACGAAAACAGGCGAGGTATATACTCCAAACACCGATAAAGTGCAAGATACTACAAAATTGAAAGGTGGTGAAACGAGTTGAATATAGAAATTAGAGCCGATGGGTTACATATCGAGGGGTACGTCAATGTACCGGGAAGAGAAAGCCGGCCGGTAATTACATCCAAGGGACAAAAAGTAATTGAAGTAATCGAGCCAAGAGCATTTGAAAGGTCATTAATAAACTCCGCCAACATACCAATGACTCTTGACCATGATAAATCAAGAGTTTTGGCTCAAACACAAGATAATTCACTCGAATTACGAGAAGATAACATAGGACCAAAGGCAAAAACAATAATTACTGATCCAGAAGTAATTGAAGCAGCGAAACACGGCAAACTCAAAGGGTGGTCATTTGGGATGACCAAGGTAATTGATAAAATCGAAGAGAGAGCCGGGGAATTACCAATTAGGCGAGTAAAAGATTTTGTTTTGGATCACATAACACTTGTAATGAGAAAGAACCCAGCTTATTCGGCTACTTCAATTGAATTAAGAGCAGAGGATGAAGAAGCGACAGAGATTGAAACAAGAACATATGAGGATATCACTGTTACGGATATGGTTGAAACACCTAAGAAACAAATCAATTTAACCGAGTATCAAAAAAGAATAAATAAACTAAGAGTCGGCAAATAGTCGACTTATTTTTATGCGCAGAAAGGGAGAAAGCATATGAAATTAAAGAAGCTTTACGAAGAAAGAAATGCAAAAGTAGCAGCAATGAAAGCCATTTTATCAAAGATGGAAACCGAAGAAAGAGCAGAAATGACATCAGAGGAAACAGCTGCATTTGATAAGGCTGAAACCGAGGTTAGAGCATTGGAAGAGACTATCGCGAGAGCAGAGAGAGCAAGAGATCTACAGTTCAACGTTATAACAGACGATAAGAAAACAGAGTTAAGAGCAGAAGAAGTAGCTGCTGTAGAAGAAAGAGCATTTGCTAACTACATCAAGAAAGAAGCCGGCATATTTGTAGAAGAAAGAGCCGGAGAGCAAAACGTAACCATGGGCAACAATGGTGCCGTTATCCCTACAACAATAGCCAACAGAATTATCAAAGCAGTAAAAGATATTTGCCCTATCTTTGCAAAAGCTACTATGTATGCTGTAAAAGGCACACTTAAAGTACCTGTTTGGGGATTAGCCAATACCACTCATGATGTTACAGTAGGATATCAAGCTGAGTTCACAGAGCTAACAGCCGATTCCGGAAAATTCACATCAATCGATCTTGGTGGCTATTTAGCGGGCGCACTTGCGCTTATAGGCAAGAGTGTAGTAAACAATGCTGCTGTTGATGTTGTGTCTTTTGTAGTTAACTACATGGCTGAACAGATTGCAATATTCTTAGAAGGTCAATTACTAAGCGGAACAGGCACAAGTGCTGCAACCGGTATCTTGAACACTACCAACACAATGAATGCAGGTTCCGTCTCTGCAATTACCGCTGATAACCTTATTGATTTACAGTCCAAGGTTAAACAAGCATATCAGGGGAATGCATGTTGGACGATGCATCCAGATACATTCACAGCAATTAGGAAGTTGAAAGATACAACCGGTAGATACTTACTACAAGATGATGTAACAGGTGAGTTCCCTTACAGACTCTTAGGAAAATCTGTATATATTTCCGATAATATGCCTAAGATTGCATCAGCAGCTAAAGCAGTGCTTTACGGTGATTACAGTGGATTATCTGTAAATATGCGTGAAGGGATCGAAATTCAAGTATTAACTGAAAAGTATGCGACTCAACATGCTATTGGTGTTGTTGCATGGTTTGAATTTGACTCCAAAGTAACAGACAACCAGAAAGTCGCTACTCTTGTAATGTCGGTATAATTAGATCATACATACGGGGCTGACTTAGCGTCAGTCCTGTTATTAAGGCGGTGAAAGCATGAAGGTAAGTGAAATCCAAGTAAGCAATATAGTAAATTATTCAAAGCTAGAAGAAGGTGAATATACACCAGATGAGATACAAACTCTCATTGATGTATCTAAGGCCTTTATTAAGTCATATACGCACTTAGATGAGCTTGCAATAGATGAACACCCTGACTTTGTAATTGTAGTTTATGTGCTATGTCAAGACATGCACGACAACCGAAGTTTAAATGTGGATAAGTCTAATCTTAATAAGGTTGTTGAAACCATATTAGGGATGCACCGTATAAATCTCTTGTAGGTGGTGGATTATGGAAAAGATATTCAATCCAGGCGAATTAAACAAGCGTATAACTCTCGTAACCAATAAGATTGTTAACGGTGAAGTTATACCTCAACAAGTCATTGTATGGGCAAATAAATCATCTGTAAAGCGCAGTGAGTTTTACGCCTCTTATCAAGTAGGTTTATCACCACAAACAACACTCACAATACGTCAGAGTGCCTATGAATTATCGGCTTATATAGATGCAGATGGTATAAAACATTACGCTTCTATGGTTAAAATAGGAGCTGCCGAATACAACATTATCCGCACATATGAGACAGATGATTTTGTAGAATTAATTTGTGGGTAGAGCCTATGAACATAACATTTGATTATGAAATTGCTCTTTTCTCTATTGAGCAAGAAATTGCAAGGATCCCAAAAGAATTAAAAGGTCAAACCAGAACTGTTATACGGAAGATATCCAAGATTGTTCAAAACAATGTATTGAAGGAACTGAACAAACTACCAGACAGTGAGGCATTGACTAATTACGATGGTACAGGGCCTTATATCCACATGAAAGATGATATTAAAGTATCGGTTAAAGATGACCAAGAAGGCTCCGTATTTGCCATTATAAGAGGTGGTAAGTATACAGGGTATAAATGGCACCTTGTAAACAATGGAACGGTTAAATCAAGAGCCACACACTTTATAGACATAGCCATGAATAAATCAGAGAATGAAGTTAACCAGATTATAGATGAAATGATTAGAAAGGCGGTTCAGTAATGGAAGAAAGAATTAAAGCTTTATTAAAATCTGCAACATCTGTTACGGTATTGGACGAACCGAAACCGGGAGTATTCCCGTGTGTTACATTTCATTTATTCGGTCTAGATGGAGCCTTATTCGGAGGAGGTAAATCTACTGAAGAAATTGGTTCTTGTCAAGTTGATATATGGTATCAAAAAAAGTCTCAGGATATTAAAACAGAAATTAAGAACATAAGCGAAATGATAAAAAACCAAAATTCATTTTCGTATCCAGTAATGGATTACAGTTATGAAAATAGCACCAAAATGCATCACACATATTACACATTTGAATTATTAAAAGAAAGCGAGGATTAAACAATGCCAAACAGTGTTAAAGCAAATAGATTTAACGTAAAAAGAATTGTTTATTCTATTATATCAAAAGATGATAAGACTGCGTATAATTACGGACCTATTAAGGCTCTTGGAGAGCCAATGACAGTACAGTGGGCTCCAACATTAGCAACAGGTGAACTGTACGGAGGCGGTGTCAAGACGGAAGACGTAGCTAAACTTACAGGTGGAGCTTTACAAGTTGACGTTAATAAAGTTTATGTTGAAGCGAGAGCAGAAATCTTAGGAAACCAGTACGAAAACGGTGTGCTTACAGAAAATAAAAATGATCAAGCCAAGGAAATTGCTGTTGGCTATGAATTAGAGGAAACTGGAGATAACTCCGAGGTGGTATGGTTGTACAAATGTAAGGCGAGACCATTTGGACAGAACGCACAGCAGACAACCAACAATATGACTTTTTCCACTGATACAATTACATTTGGTGCTATGCCGAGAGAGTTTGATGGTGATATCAGAGCCTTTGGTGATACCGCAAATTCAAGTTTTTCCAAGGCATCTGCAGCAGCATTTCTTAATACCATACCTGGTGGAATATTAGTGACAGGGGCGTAACCTATGAAGAAAAGAATAAACGTAAAACCTTTAACAGAATTAGAATTAGTATTTGAAGATGGTAAGAACCTTGAACTTGTTTATGACGTCAAGGCTCTTTTGCATTTCAATGAATTAGCCAATGAGTTCTTAAAAGATCCAACAATACCTGAGATATGTGCAAAGATTGTATATATTGGTGGAGCGGACAGAAACGAAAGCTTTGATTTAGAAGAAGCAAGAAAAGTTGTTGCTTGTCTGGACCCTGAAACCATAACAATCATAATAAACGCTTTTAATGAGACTATGGGAGCAGGAAAGAATGAGGTTCAAAAAGACCTGCAAAAAAAGTTGATGGAGATGTTTCTTCTATCGAAGAAATAGATTTTGATTACCTATATTATGTTTATTGCATCAAAATGAAACGTACTGAGGATGAATTTTGGAATAGTAGTTTTGCTAAAGTGGTATCCATGATCGATATGTACGCAGATGAAATGCAATTGCAAGCTGCAGCCATGAAGAACGAAAAATATCAATCAAAGTATTTCGGACAAAAAGAAGAGGTCAGATATGTAAATAGCATGAAGGAAACCGAAGGTTGGTGATGAAATGAGTAATAAAAAAGTAATTACATTAGGAATGGACTATTCACAGTTAGATGGAAGTACAGCAGAAATAAACCGTAAAATGGGATTATTAGAAGCTCAATTCAAGCTAACCAAAGAAGAGGTCAAAGCCTACGGAAGTGAAACTGACCAACTCACACTGAAACAAGAAAAATTATCACAGCAGATTAATCTTCAATCTAAAAAAGTAGAGCAATCGAAAGATGCATACGATAAAGCAGTGGCAAGTGGAAAAGCATCTGATAAGCAACTTGATAATCTGCAAAAAGCCTACATAAACAACCAAACAACCTTACAAAAATTAAACAATGAACTGTCTGAGAATAAAACCAAAATAGATGCAGCAACAAAAAGCACAGCATCATTCGGTGACTCGATTAGAGGAATGGCAACTTCAATGGGATTGAATGTTAGTCCGGCACTGGAAAGTGTTGCTACTAAGTTTGATGGGCTAGATAAAAATGTAGGCAATGCGGTACTTGGTATAGGCGCCATAATTGGAACATTTGCTAGTTTTACAATCTCAGCAGCTAATATGGCAGACGATTTGCTGACTCTTAGTGCGACTACTGGAATTGCGACAGATGAACTTCAAAAGATGCAGTATGCCTCAGACTTTTTAGATGTTGAAGTAAGCGCTATGACAGGATCCATGACAAAGCTTACCAGGAACATGGATGATGCCAGAAAAGGCTCCAAGGAACTGGATGATGCATTCAAACAACTTCACGTAAGATATAAAGACGGCAACGGTGTTTTATTAGACTCACAAGAAGTGTTTTATCAGACTATCGATGCGTTAGGGAAGATTAAGAACGAAACCGAACGAGATGCATTAGCAATGACTGTTCTCGGAAAGTCTGCAAAGGAACTAAATCCATTAATTGAAGCCGGAAGTAAAAGGCTTAAGGAATTAGGAATTGAAGCCGAGAACATGGGAACGGTCATGAGTGAGGACAGCCTTGACAAATTAGGAAAAATGAAAGATGCAATGGATAAGCTAGAGAATACAACCGGAGCACTTAAAAATAGCCTTGGATTAGCTTTACTTCCGGTTTTAACAGCTTTATTTACAGCTATTGCTAATATACCAGTTCCGGTCCTTCAAACATTAGTTGTACTAGCCAGTGTAATAACTACTGTAGTATTGGTGGTCAAAGCTATTAAATCTGTTACTGAAACAGCAGGTACAATAAAATCATTTCTAGATACAGTTGACACAAAGACATTAAAGACGGTTGGAATTATTATGGCGGTAGTAGCTGCTTTAATTGCGTTAGCTGCCATCATAGCAGTTATATCCGGTAAAAGCAATGAATTACAAGGGTCCATGAATGCTATTGGTAATTCGGTCAGTACAATGACAAGTACAGTCTCTCAGGTTCCACAAAACACATCAAGAGCCATAGGATATGCAAACGGTACAAGGAATTCAGATGGTGGACGTGCATGGGTAGGTGAAGCTGGTCCAGAAATAGTTGAATTGCCAAGAGGAAGTAAAGTTTATACTAATGCTGAAAGTCAAGGAATGACAGGAGACACATATATAAGCATTACTGTACCGGCAGATGATTTAGTGCAGATAAATAATATTGTTAAATGGGCGAATGGTCTAAAACAACAATACAGACAGGGGGTTGTACCTATTGGCTAATATAATATTATCCGCAGTAAAAGATACTTATATATCTGGCAAAAGTCCATTAGGCAACTTCTCTGGATCTAGTCAATTAAAGGTATCACGCGTAGAGTCAGGCAAGGGAAATTATGCAAGTATTATCGGATTTGATTTATCATCTATCCCAAATAATAAGATCATAACCAACCTTGTATTTAAAGCTTATTATAATAACTTATATAACGAGTCTCAGGGATTATCTTGGCACTTAGTAGAATATTATACCAATCCACCGCAAACAGCAGTTAAAGCAAGAGCATTAAACGGCTATACATTAAATGAAATAGATGCACTTACGTATAATGATGTTCAAAGTAAAATGGGTTTAAATAATCCTTACGGAGTCAAGGATGATGTTAATGACGCATCCGCAAGCATTTCATATACAACCGGTGGTTATTTATCCTACAATGTCAAGAGTTATTCAAATTCCGAATGCATTGTGGCAATGTTCTTTGACGAAAATTACTCCCTCATGTCTGGGGTAAATGCTATTAATTTCATATCACTAGAAGCCGGGTCTACTTATGCACCAAAACTCGAAGTTACTTACATTGATTATGTACCGCCCAAGCCTACTAACTTAATACCATCTAATTCAGCCAGAAACAGAGCCGGAGAAATTAAGTTATCATGGAATTTTCAAGACGAAAATATGGGGACGACACAGGCAGCATATCAATTAGTGTATTCAATTGATAATTTTGCTACATCAACAACGGTGTCTGGAACAACAAATAATTATCACGTGATACCGGCTAATACATTTACTAATGGTGCAACAGTCAAATGGAAAGTTAAAGTAACAGATAGCAACGGAGATGTTTCGGAGTTTTCTGATATTGCAAGCTTTACAATTGGGGCGACTCTCCCATCGGTACCGGAAGTAATAAATCCTGTAAATACAATTGTCAATTCTTCCGATATTGTTGTTTTTAGATGGAAGTTTACAGATCAATATGGATATAGTCAAGCCAAGTTTGACTTACAATACCAAAAGGGAACAGATGCTGCAACAACTGTAAGTATTACGAATGTGCTCAACCAATACTCTTTACCTATAAATGTTTTAAGTGGGGGTAATTATAAATGGAGAGTAAGATGTTACAATGCATTCAACGAAGTTGGTCCTTATTCTGATTGGTATACATTTTATTCGATAGGCAGACCAAACAGTCCCGAAATAACAAGCGTTACTAATAAAGCTCAACCTACAATCAATTGGCATTCAACAGAACAAGATTTGTTCGTTATAAAGATATACGAAAACGGTCTAATTATTTATGATAGCCAAGAAGTACCGGGGGCAACGATCAATAGTTATAAAATAGATAAATATTTGCATGATGGAAGTTATTCAGTTGGTGTAAAAACGAGTAATATTTATGGATTTTGGAGTGCAGAAACGATTTATTTATTTACTATCAGCACAATAAAGCCAGATAAACCAATTATTACTGGTACCGAAAAAGAACTGTATAACTCGATATTGATTACGTCAAATACTGCTAAAAACTTAATATATCGTAAAGGCAGCAAAGATCATGATTATATTCAAATAGCGTCTATTACAAGTAATACATTATTAGATTACTCAGCATCGGCCGGACAAAATCAATATTTTGTTAGAGCATTGAGTGATAGCGGATTTAACGACAGTGATATATTAATGTTAGAATTAAATTTCGATGGCATTATAATATCTGATCTTCAAAATCAATCTGATTTTATTCAACTATGGAAAACTAAAGATAACGATAAAAGAAAAACAATATCTTTGTCAAAGGATCAACACAAAACTTATTGTAATGGCAGGGAATATCCAATATCTCAAAGTACAACAAATAAAAATCACGCAGAGCAACACGAATATTTTATATCAAGCAATCAATTTGATGATTTTTACCGTATATCGAGTTATAACACACTTTTGTACAGAAATGATAAAGGGTATAGCTACGTAGTAGAAATATCAAACGTAGTGATACGGGAAGATGTTTTCGGATATATACTAAGCTTTACATTAACAAGATTGGAGGAATAAAGATGCAGAGTCTAGCAAAAGGATCATTCACCGCTACGCAAGTAAAAGATGCTTTAAAATCCAATCGAGTTATAAAATTCGAGTATGAATTACTTGATAAAAACGATAAGAAAATAGGGACCATTGACGAGTGCAGTGGTTCCTATTCTTTTAATTCGTTTGCTGAGATTAAAGGATCAGCTAGATTTAACATGAATGAAAAACGATACAAGGATATTAATTTTCTAAGCGAACAAATCAGACCGGTGTTTTGCTTATTTGTTAGAGGCGAATGGTTAAAATGGCAACAAGGAATATATCTTTTAAGCTCTCCGAACAGGACAGAACAAAATGGTGGAGTATACAGAGATATTGAAGCCTATGATAAAGGCCTTATTTTGAAAGAGGATATAACAGATAACCGATATTTTATACCCAAAGGTACATTATACACTGACGCGATAAGAGTATTAATTTTATCCACTGGAATAACAAAGATAAGCATACAAGAAAGTGATTTGACTTTAAGTGTCGACAAAGAATATGAAATCGGCACGAGCAAATTAACAATCATAAACGATTTGTTAAATTCAATTAATTATAATTCTGTGTATTTTAATGAAAATGGGTTTTGTATGGTAAAGCGATATATTAATCCAAAAGATAGAGTATATGAATTTGAATATGAAACCAACGATAAATCTATTGTTCCGTTTGGTTCAAGTGAAACCATGGATGCGTTCTCAATTCCTAATAAATTCATAAGATATGTGCAAAACCCCGAAGCAGACTACATGAGATCAGTATTTACTAATGACAAAGCTAGTAATAAATTATCAACAGTAAGTCGAGGTCGAGTTATAACAGATATACAAGCAGTAACCGACATAGCAGATCAAGCAACATTAGATGATTATGTTAGAAGAGTAGCCACGGAAAAAAGCCAGGTATTTGGAGGCATACAGTTTCCATCTATGATAATGCCACATCATTCAATTCTTGATTGTTTGTATGTCAGAAATACCACATTGGGAGTGTCAGAAAAATTTATTGAAACTTCATGGGAGATTGATACGGATGGATTAATGAAACATACGTGTAGAAAAGTGGTGGAATTATGGTAGATGCAAGAGAAGTTGTACAATTACGGTCCCAACCAAAAGAAGAATTATTTAAATTAGCTGCTGTAACAAATTTATTTCAGGATGGCACAGCTAAGGTTAAGTTTTATGGCGAAGAGGTAGCCAGTGAAAAAGGCTATTGTTATTTATCAAGTTATAATCCATCTGACAATGATGTGGTTTTAATGATGCCATTCGCGGGAACTTATATCATAGCTGGTAAAATTCAGGATAGTGCCGTAACCCCTCCCGGATATATTACATTAGAAAATTTAAACCAAGTACTGCAGGATTACGTAACAGATCAATCACTAGCTACAATGTTGCAGGGATATGCAACGCAATCACAACTAAACGGATTTGCACTATCTAGTCATTCACATTCAACACTGCAAAATTCAAATGGGGCAACTGCCGGATTATTGCTTTATATGAATGGTACTCCATGTTTTATACCTAGTGGCACAATGAATTTAGGTGGATCCGGGAGTGGCAATTCTGGTCGGTGGAAAGAAATATATGCACAGACGGCTGTGATTAATACTTCAGACGAGAGACAGAAAAACACTATTAATCCAATTGACTCAAAGTATTTAGAACTATTTAAAAGATTGAAACCTGTTACATATAAATTTAACGATGGTACTAACGACAGATTACACATAGGTTTTATTTCGCAAGATGTAGAGAAAGCAATTGAAGAAACTAACATGAATTCTAAGGACTTTGCAGGCTTCATTAAGACTCCTTTAGAGGACAAGGATGGAAATGTCAATGATTATGATTACGGTCTCAGATATGCAGAATTCGAAGCACTAAACACCTATGTTATTCAACTCTTACTACAGAAGGTAGAATATTTAGAAAATAAAATCAGCGGAGGTGATCACAGTGGTTAATGTTATATTCACAAATTCAGGTGTAATATACGATCCTAATGCATTTTATCAATATGATTATGGAAGAACACTTATTATTAAAGGTTTAGATCTGCCAGAGAGTGTGCAAGTACATTTCGCAAGAAAGAATGCTCCCGCTGAAATAGTCATAGGAACAACTTTGGATAAGGTGACAACTGTTAGAGTGCCGGCTTCAACATTGCAATATGCAGGTGAATTCAATGTATATATTTTTGTTGCTGACGAAAACAAAGGGAGAACATACAAGACAATAACTTTCTATACCAGGGAAAGAGAAAAACCAGACGATTATGCACCGGCAGATGAGCAAAATGTCGTTCAACAATTAATGAACAAACTCAATGCAATCATTGAGACAGGCATTGCAGAATATACACCCGATCTGTCAGTAGTCAATCAAATGATAAGAAATTATGTGCAAGCCAATCTTATTACAAATAATGATGCTGCTAATGTCTCGGGTACAGCATGGGATGCGGTTCGAGGTAAAGCAATTAGAGATGATTTTAACAATAGCTCCGCTGTAATAAATGCGACAACACCTGCCGCACCTAGCAGTGTTACGGCTTCATATCCCATCGGGTATAACAAAGATAATTGTTATCCCATTAGCGCATATGTGTTAGTATCTGGTTCATGGTTAGAGCTATTGCCTAGCGATATATCGTTTTCGCTTGGAACAACAAATATTACCATTATGTTTAAAACCACCGCAAATATAGGAGCTACAGTTAAAATATTAATCGCAAAGAAATAGCAGATCGGAGTGATGCAAATGCAAAAAATCATATTAAATGGTGGGCAAGAATTTGAAATAGAAAGCATTCTAGTGCCAAATGACAAAGAGTTAGTATTCACGGTAAATGGTGTGAAAAGTTATGAAGAATTTAAATTAAAATTAACTATAGATGCATTCTCGGATGTAAGAGCATATACCGGTGAAACCTTAATAGGTAATTATGGGTGCTTTGATAAATTGGATTATCCTATTGTTATAAAGGAAAACGAAGATGGAACTTCAAGCGTAACAGTAACATTAATTAAAGATGATTTAATTATCAATACCACCAGAAAACCAGATCTTTTCAATAATAAGTAGTTAAGTAGTCTATAAAAAAGGGGTGAACCTTATGCAATTAGAATTTAAAATTAACGGTCAAACATTAAGACGAGTCGACCAGGATATCGTGATAGAACATTCAAGAGGATTTTTGAAAGCACATTTTGATATGCCGAGTGATTATACCGGAACGGTATCAGCTTTTTTTCAAAGAATGCAAAACGGTGTTTTAGTCGGAACTCCGGTGGAACTTGATGCAAATAACATTTGTTCCGTGCCAGATGATGTGATAATAAAAGGCAAACTGTATGTATCCATTTCTAGTTCGCCCACTGCGCAATACATACCTACCAATAAGGTTGAAATTACAATATATGAAAGTGGTGTACCAATCGAAAGTATTCCACTACCTAGTGGAATTGTAAATGAGTACGCGGATTTTCAACGTATGTATTCAGAGATATCAGATACGGCAGATCGTGTACAAGAGATACCAGAAATTAAGTCACAATTGGCAGCAACAGGTAACCGAATTGACACCATCGTAACTGGATTAGATAACTACTATGTAAAGTGTCTTAGCACCGACACCGGAGCCTTATTGGTGGTAGCAAGTGGAGCAACTGCAGGTCAGATTAATCTATCAGCGGTATCTCCTAGAATGTCTACATATACACCGGTGGCTGGGGATTACGTGACTAAGGCAAGTAATATTCTTAATGCTGAGTTGGTGCTTGCAAGAAATTCCGCAGTTAAATCTAAAGTATTCGGCACCTTAGATGCTAGACTTGAAGAAGCCGAAGCTGATGTATTAGCGAATGCAACGAATATTGCTAACAAAGTAGACCTTGCCATAGTAGACAGCAAAACAGGAACCTCAGTTCAATCCACGGTAGCTGATGATCTTGTAGGCGGTGTAGAGCTAACCAAAATTGAAGGAGCTGTCACAGTAACTAAACCAAACGAAGCAGCAGATATTAGTCCTGATAATGTGGCTTCAATTACATTTCCGAGTAATTTTGATGTTGTTGCCTCTGGAAGCAATATGTTTGATGGTCAGCTAGAGCAAGGGTCTACCAATGGTGCAATAGGACAGCCAATGAGTAATGTATCAGTAGACTTAACTAGGGTTCGTTCCACTAATATCTTAAATATCAGCAAACTAATAACACATACTATAGCTGTTAACGCAGGGTATCAAATATGCTTAGTACTTAGTAATGGAACATTGATCGAGGAGTTTAAGACATGGGCTTCCTCTATTACGTTTTCTGGGTATTCTAAAGTTAGAGCTGTCATAAGACGAACAGACGGCGCTAATATATCACCATCTGAGGTGCTAGTGCAATTAAATATAGGGGGTACTGCGTTACCATATACAGCGTATAAGGGCTCTAATAAAACCACAGTTACACATGAACTAAGAAAACTACCAAATGGTGTAGCTGATACAATTGAATTAGGTACGGATGGTAAATGGAGATACATCAAGAGAATTGAGAAATTTATACTGAATGGTAGCGAGGATTGCAAAATTGAAGGCGATATTATCAATGGCACTATTATGTTTAATACGCTTCAATTTTTAACTAATGCGTCCAATCGAGATAGGAATGCTTCAATGATCACTAATAGACTTAAACTTGCTAGTAGTGATATCTACACATTAGGGGCGGAAGCTATGGGTTATACCAAATCCTCAAACTACTTAAGAGTAAGAATAGGAACATCCAGACTAGCAACTCAGGATATCGGTGGAATTAAATCTTGGTTAGCATCTAATCCAGTAACTATTTATTACGAACTTGCCACACCAATAGAAACCATCCTACCAGATCAAATCCTTATCTCATACAAAGGTATAACCAATGTATATACTACAGCCAATCCACAGGTTGGGTTAACGGTTAATTTCAAATCTAAACTAAAGAATGTTTTTGATGTGTTAAATTCCAATAAGGCTAATGTTAAACAAGAGGATTGGATCACACCGACTTTGATTAATGGATGGACTACATATGGAACTCCTTGGTTGGCTAGAGCAGGATATTACAAAGACTCCACAGGTGTTGTACATTTAACAGGCAGTTTAAAACCAGGTGCTGCTACTATATTATTTACCCTTCCTTCAGGTTATAGACCATTGAGCAGATTAGATTTTATTTGTGCAACAGATGCAGCAAATAATAACATGCGTATAAATGTTGCATCAGCCGGAACCATTACAGTGCTTGCATTCACAGGATATACATGGATTTCGCTTGATGGAATTTCATTCAAGGCAGAACAATAAGGAGGAAATATGAGCCTAATTAAAATAGTGGATGATAATGGATTGTTCATACGAGAAGAATTCCCAATCAACATCTCTAATTACCCATATCTTACAGAGATAATTCAAGAAGCGATTACAAAAGAAGATGGTACTACTGATACAATCGATATTGAAAAAGTAGTTATGCAAGACATCATAGATGAAGAAGGAGAAGTAATTGGTCAAGAGCCGGTTATTTCTCCTTTTTACATATCTGAACCATGTCCAGAAGGCTTCTATCGTCCGAAATGGGATGGTGAAAAGTGGATTGAAGGATTATCACAAGAAGAGATTGAAGCTATCAGAAATGTGACACCTACGCAGACTACAGATGAGAAACTAGAGGAACTAGCAACCAATGTCAATGATGCCTTATATGCTATCATGATGTTATCTATCGAATAGGAGAATTATTATGTCACAAGTATGGGTTAATATTTATTTACCGCTATGGATCAGTGGACAAATGACAATTGAGCAGTTAGATGCAGCTAAGGCAAAAGGAAGAATTACACAACCAGAATATGATAAGATAATTGCTACACCGCAAAATCCAACAAGTGAAGTAGTAACAGAGGTTGCCGTAGAGGTAGAATAATTCACAATCGGTTAAAAAACGGAAGTAAATATTAAATTCAAGGCATCCTTCGGGGTGCCTTTTAAATTATAAGAAAGAAGGGATACCATGCTATGAATGAACAATTGATAATTAAGCAATTGGAAACACACGACAAAAGACTAGACAACCACGGGGACAGACTTGACGCACTTGAAAAAAGCGACGCTGTAACAAATGTAAAGATTGATAATCTGTGTGAGAAGTTAGATAAGCAAACAAAGAGCATAAACGCTCTTATTGGTACTCTCGTAACGGCATTAATAGGATTTTTCTTTTATGCAGTTCAACAAGGGATTTTTCAATAAGAAAGGATGAGATTATGAATAAAAAGTGGTTAAAAGCAGCGGGTATCAGAGCATTAAAAACAGTAGCACAGACAGCAATTGCTACAATTGGGACAACTGCATTTGTTAATGAGGTAAATTGGGTAATGGTTGCATCAGCATCCGTACTTGCAGGTTTCCTATCTATGTTAACATCGATTGCAGGATTACCGGAATTGGAGGGCTGAGTATGGGAAAATACAAGATAGCAATAGACTCAGGCCATGGCAGCAACACGGCCGGCAAAAGAACACCGCCATTCCTTAGGAAGTTATTCGGTGTTAAAAAAGGCGAACAATACCGAGAGCATTATGCCAATACAGAAATAGCAAAGATTTTATATACCGAACTTGCTTTACGTGGTTATGATGTAATAAGAACCGGTTGGAACGATGCGAACGCTAAAGATGATCCAGACGAAAGTCTATCAAGTAGACAAAAGAAAATAAAAGCAGCTAAGTGTGATGTATCGGTATCTATTCACTTCAATGCTTATGGTGATGGAAACACGTTTAATTCAGCTGAGGGTGTGTCTGTACATATTCATGATAAATACGCTAATCAATCCGAGAAGTTGGCTAAATGCGTCTTAAACGAGCTCACAAAGGGAACGAAACAAAAGAACCGAGGTATAGTTAGACAAGCACTAGCATTATGTAATTGTAGGACCATGGGAACAAAAGCTTCTATCCTTATTGAGGCAGCTTTTATGACGAACGAAAGAGAAGCAGAATTAATGGTTAACCCTAAGTTCTGGTTAGAAACAGCAGTAGAAATCGCAAACGGAATAGAAAAGTATTTTAAATAAAGACAACCCCTCTTTGCGTATGGCATTGAGGGGCATTTTTTATTGTAATATTTTAAATTCAAACTTATCTTGTTCTGCTACTTTTATATTTGAAGCATCATAAAAATTTAAAAATACAATATCTGATTTCTTATAAATTAATTTGTATCGACTAGCGTATGAATAAATAGCACCGTGAACATTTTGACAAAACTTAAGTTTATCGACATTTGATGAATTATACCATTCATTACTAACGGTTACTTTAAACATATCATTCTCAATTATATTTACCTGGACAACATCTGAATTTTGATCTAAGTACGAAGTCATTGCAGCTCTAAAGCCGTCATAATCAGCTTTTGGACGCGTTATACTGGTATATATAACCGACAATGCAACTATTAGAATTGGTAAACAAATTAAAATAGAAATTGCAATGATAAGTTTATTACGTTTTTTATTATCCATATAAACAACCTCTCTTTTTGTTTAATCCTAACATAACCTTATTTTAGTGTAAATACAATTTTAACCATTTTTTTATTTTTTATCTCTTCCTTCTCTCCCTCCAACAACAAAAAATATATATCTTTTCCTAGTAAATTAAATTTTATAAGTATTATAAAGCTTTAGTGCTTATAGACAATCTATCGGTATGTATAGATAACGAAATAGTAAACGAATGAGTTAACGAATATAGCAGTCAATTAATTCTGGTCCAGTGATCCATTTTGAATAACCTATTACGGTTATTTCGTCTCCTGATTTATATTCAAATATTTTTTCTTTATCAGTATCATTAAATATATGGCATACTATAGTAACCCAACCTTTTGTAACATCTCCATCATGGGATTGCTTAATGGAAAAATAAGTTCCATCGATAAAGTCAGTATGAATTTTGTTGATTGTTCCTGTAATCTTTATATAGTTTCCCTTCCAATTATTTTTCATTTTAGTTTGCGTTTTTGTATCCCATATATCACTAGAATATTTTTCGAGCCAATCATCGGCATCTATAGTCATAATGGATTGACTGTCAAAAATTTTTACTTTATTAGATTGATAAACTTCTTGAACAGTTGACTGCCTTTGTGGTTCCGGTTGCGGATTGTTTGTGTTATGAGCATATACCATATCACTGGAAATAACTGCAGCACTTAATAATATTACAACAATTGCTCCTATTATCATAATTATCCTCCTATAATCTAAAATCACTCATATCAGGTTTAATGGTTACATATTTAATTAGACTACCCTTGGGAATTTTTACATTTTTTGCAACAATATAAATCGTTGGCATTATAGGAAAAAATTCTTTGTACGCTGCCGTTTTAAAAAATGTTTCATATTTATCAAAATCAAATCCTTTATGAGAAAGCTCAACTTCTAATAATCCTAGAAATTGTCTATCATTCTCTTTATAGCCAAATACAGCATCTGGACGTATTTTGCCTAAAGGTTTTTCTTTTACATAAGCCAAAACGTTAGTATGACGCTTTAATTCGCGATAAAACTCCGTGCATAACAAATCATGCATAACTCCATATGGTTTTTTGATGTAGTAAATATAATCATGGTTCATAGTGAGTCTGGCACGTTGAAGCTTTTTATTTTCATATAATGCTTTTAGCCTTGCCTGGCATGATCTTATACTAGGGAAGAAAAATTCTTTTAAAGTAGTTGTTGAAGCAATCCGGTATTCTTCAAGAAAGTTTATTATTTCAATATCACGATGGGTAAACATCATTTTTGCAGCACCTCCAAATCAGTTACATCAATATCGATCTTTTCAGATGGAATAGCCTTTGGCTCTATCTTGGATATATAAGTATGACTGATTAATGTTTTAACTTTGGCAGTATCAATATAGGGTGTTTGAATTTCTGTGATATCTCCGAGTCTACTAAATAATCCGTGGCCTTTGCCATTTAATTTTTCTAAACCATCCGTATCGATAATAATTCTTGAATTGATCGAGTCCTTTGTTCTCATTCCTAGTACATTTGTGACATTAGATTTTATTCTACCGTTTAATACATCTTTATCTGGTCTCTGAGTGCTGTAAATGGCATGAATACCGCATCCTCTTGCCTTGGCTGATATAATCTCTAATTGCTCTAGTAAATCGTTTCTATGGGTTAAATCAATCATTTCATCTAATACTAATAATTCATAAGTCATTGGATTGCTTTTATGACGTTTGTTATAGCTTTGAATGTCGCTAAACCCGTTTCTAGCCATTTTTTGGTATCTAGTCTCTATTTCTTCGTTAATAGATTTCAATACCTTTTCTGCCTTTTCTAGAGTGTCAGCAAATGATTTTACATGAGACGATTTCTTATAGACATTGAAACTGGCTCCGTGTTTTAAATCAATCAAATGAAGATTAACATTAGTAAATAAAATTATGTTTGTGATAATTGAGTGTATGGCAGTAGTTTTGCCACAACCGGTAGAACCTGCTAATAGTAAATGTGGCTCTGTTCCTTCAGCAAGATCAAAACAAATATAATTACCTTTTCGATCTTTCCCAGTAACAATTGGCACATTTCCTTTTAATTCAATAGGTTCATAATCATAAAACGGAATAGCATTCATGGTATATTCCTCGATAATAAACAGGCCTTTATTGATGTATTCAATGTTAATTTTCTTTCCTATATGTTGTTCTATGGCTATTTGCTTTTTAATAAAATCATCGGTGGTTAAACCGGGTGGAAGAGTAAATTTATAGGTAATAGAATGGCTATATTTTTTCTTGCTTTTCATGATTGGGTATCTGGTATCTGTTCCTAATCCTAATTCACGAAAAACCAAATCAAATTTACTCTTTGTGGTCCAGAAATAATACAGTCCTGCAGCTCCCGCAAGAGCAAACGACACAGCTACATTATTTATATCTGATTGTATATTAAGTGATCCAGGAGATAATCTATCAAGTAAGTTAATAATAGGTGCAGAAGCCTTATATAAAAGAGATATCATTCCACCAGTAAGAACTAACCCTGTACTGGTATCTAATACAGTTTTCTGGAAATCTTTTTTCATAAAACACTTCCTTTCGAAAATTCTATATGATAATATAGAAATGGTTATTTTTACGAGTAACCGATTAATAACTCCGTGTTCCCCTCTGGTAAAGTGGCGCGGGGTTATTTTTATAAGTCGAATAAATCTGGCGGTACATTGGTTACATTCTGATTTAATCCATTTGTGCTTTTGTTTTCTTCTCTTTCGAAATAATCAGCTGCTAATTGTTTGAAAAAACCACTCTTCGATATGTGCTTACAGTGTCTGTTAACTTTCTTTAGTAATTCTTGATCGTCTGCCTCATCACCAAAATAGACCGGCACTAACTTACTCAAATACTCACCTCCTTACCTTGAATTTTGTACAATGTATTTATCAAACTTTTGTACACCATATTGAAAATAGCTGTTTGCATTTGCAAATTGTGGATCCGGAAGAAGTAGCGTTCCTTTAATTGATTTAACAAAAGCATTATATAGCAAATTGGCACCACCGCCAAATAACAAAGTGGGAACGGTTCTGTAATCATAATTTGCTTTATACTGAGATAATATTGGTTCTAAATACTCTCTGATAATAGGCTTTAAAAATTCTATATCTTGCTTTTCCCCATCAACACATAAGCCTTTGCTTAAAATCTTCTCTGCATCTCTATGTTCTAAAGTAGTGTCAAATCTTCTATTGACTTCATCAATAACATTTTTGTATAGCGTTAATATCCCACTGTACCAAGTATCGGTTTTAACAATCCTTGGTGTTCCATTTACATATTTAAGTGAAGCAACATTGATTGTATAGCTGCCTATATCGATTAGGTTTCTATCTTCCGTAGAGCCATTTGTAGAGCAAGCAACGATAGCACCCTGAGGACATATTTCCACTTGTTTTATTCTGTAATTAATTTGCCTTCCTTTATAAATAATTTCACGTCCGTTATAACTCATAATAGTATCTCTAAACTTTTCTTTCTTCTCTTTGCATTGAATAATAGGTAATCCGGTGATTATGCTATATTCATTTGTTCCACACATTGCAATACACGACAAGAAACATATCTCGTTAATAGGATGTTCTATTTTGTCTATATCAGTATTTGGGTTGCCGATACCAAACCAGTGATCAATTCCATCAATCGTAATCTTATTTGAGTCAGAAACAAGAGGATCTTTTCTAGTATAGGCTGTTTTGAAGATATGACGTTGACTATCTTTAGTATTGTCGTATCCAACATCCACTCCTAATATCATTTTCTATTAGCTCCTTATAGTTTTTTATATTTTCTAATATATTCTATGAACACAAAATGAAATTGATACCATAGAATTTAATATTTTTAAATATATTTATATAGTTTCTATATATAAAAATAACCCCCACCAATTAAGGCGGAGGTATACTGGTAAGCTTTATTAAATAAATATACATTAAATCTCGAAATAGTTATATAGAGATTTTAAAATTAGACATTAGAGGCTTATATATATTATTATAAATTCATGACAATGCAGATTGAAAATAAAATATATTTTAAACCACTCGGACATAGAATGACAATCTATTATGTTATAGTATATATTACCTACTACCCCGAAATTGTTTTAGTTTTTACGAATAGATCTAATGTACCGTTTATAACGTTCAATATCGGCTTGTTCTGATAAGGTAAAATCGTTTTCCTCTTCGTCAACTAACCATGACAATTTTATATCAAAGTAGTTACATAATTTTATTGCTTTGAATAAATCGATATCATGTGTGCCGTTTTCGAACCTGGAATATGTTGTTTGGTGCATACCCAAGTGATCGGCTATTTCACTTTGTTTTATATTTTTATTTATCCTGGCCATTCTTGCTTTATAACCAATGGTTTCACCATTATATTCCATATTATCACCCTGCCAAATAATAGCATAAATATGTAGAATAGACAACATTGCTTGACAGTTTTATGTACATAGGAATAAAATATGTATATACGAATATGTGAAATGTATAACAATGTTATAATGTTATTGAATACAAACACATGTTCTGATATAATGGCTCTAATACCACTTTAAAACCACGGAGAATAAACTACCAAAGGGAGGCGCATTGTGTTTGGGGAACGAATGTGAGGAATTTATAGCAAGAAGATGTGATGACGAATTAAACAAGAATGTTCAGTACATGAAAATTCAAGACGAGATGACAATTGCTTATAATAATCAAGATTTAGAAAGTTTCTATGAACTCACGATGAAACTGCAACCATTAATTGCAAAGATCAGTTATAAGACAGCAATGTCTGATTGGATATCAATCTAAAATATACCCCGAGCTTAAAAACTCGGGGTATATTTTAGTCATGACTGTTTTTTGACTGTCTTATGACTGTTGAAATATAATTTTAAATGTTGACCAATGATTTATAAAGAATTAGTATAAGCTAATAAAATGCAACAACTAAATACACTTAACAACATTTGAAAACATATAAAAAACAAAAGTGACAAAACTGTCATTTTGGAGTCACGAGATAGTCATCAATGGTAAGTATACTGTAACCATAGGATTTCACAGTGAAGGAATAAGAACATTTTAAACTGTGTGAATCATTCTTATAATGGAGGTCTTTATC